GTGGTGTGTGGCTCAAGCTCACACGCTGACGTGGGGGCTAACGCTAGCGCTGTGGGGGTGTGGGGGTTGTAGCAAGTGCGGTCAAGGGTTGGCAAGTGATGGTTGTGAGGCTGTGTGCTAATGCTGGTGGTGGTAGGTAGTTAGGGGCGTGGGAAAATGTCGGTTTGTGCTTGACGAAAAGCGCCTTTTTGGCGGACATGGTGTGCGTGCCGTCTATCCCGCCTGACCGCTCACTGTCATGACCAAACCTAACATCATTGTGTGGGCGCCGGACGACTTCGGCATGGATGCTTGGGCGTTGTACATGGACAGGTATTCGCTGCCTGCGTACAGCTCCACCTTAGGCAACATTCCTACGCCAAACTTGGATGCGCTTGTGCAGCGTGGCGTCAAGTTCACGCGAGCGTACTCGCAGCCGTTTTGCTCGCCCACACGTGCGCAGTGGATGACAGGCCGGTACGGGTTCAAGACTGGGATTGGTGCGCTCGTAGATACCAATGACCAGGCATTGCTAGACCTAGAGGTCGGGTTGGCGCGTGGACTCAAAGAAGCCACGTCGTATGCCTACAAGTGCGGAGTGTTTGGCAAGTGGCACCTGTCAAACTACAGCTCGATGGGCGGCATTGCATCGCATCCGATTACAGTCGGGTTCGATGAGTTCTATGGCACGCAAGGCAACGTTGACTTCCAGGGCTACTACTTCTTCGAGGGATGGCACTCTAAGAAGACAGCTAACGGTGTCAGCGTCTCGATGGAGCGGGTTGACCGCTACTTGCCTGAGTGGACGATTGAGAAGGCTCTGGAGTGGATCAACCGCCAGACCCAGCCTTGGTTTGCCTACATGCCGGTCAACTTGCCGCATGGGCCTCTGCATCGGCCACCGGCTGACCTGTACGACACAACGAGGTATGTGCTGCCGGAAGATGGCATCAACACCAACCCCACCCAGCTTACAGCTCGCACGTTCTACTCAGCCATGGTGCAGTCCATGGACACGTTGTTCGGTCGGTTCTTAGACGGCATCCCGCAAGAGACCTTGGCCAACACCGTCATCATCGTCTGGTCAGACAACGGAACCGAATACGTAGCTGACGGACTAGACTCTGCTAAAGGCAAATACAGCGCGTACGACCTAGGCATCAACGTACCCATGGTCGTTGCTGGCCCTGGTGTCTCTACCCCTGGCCGCTCCAGCAGCGTTCTAATCTCGCCTTCGGACTTGTTCGCAACCATCGTTGACATCGGTCAAGGAAACCTCGCGCTGGTTTCCAATCCGCCGAACCACGGCACTGGGGATTTTACTGGCACGCTCAATACCATTTCCTTCTGGGGCGTATGCCAAAGCCCTACGTACTCGGGACTAAGGACTAGTCTCCTAGCAGACAAATTTGCATACAACATCCCACACCTCAACGCGACCCAGATTGGTTTGCGTGCGGTGGTCACGTTGTACAGCGGCAAGTACTACAAGCTAATCAGGTTCAATGGGACTGGCACTACGTTCACTGGAATGACGCAAGGGCCGGTTGGAGTGTGGACTCCCAACGTTCGCACAGATGCTGATGCGTTCTACGATCTCGAGGCCGATCCTCGAGAAGATGTCAACTACCTGCGAATCACCAGTCCGTTAACGTTGACTACAACCCAGAAACTTGCTTACGATCAAGCTAAAGCACAGTTCAGCTCCTTACAGACAACGTACTGATATGGCACACGGCAAACGCGAAGGTAAGTACGAACGAGGCGAAGGTCCGCGCCATGAGCGCAGAGAAACGCGGGGCTATGAGAAAGGCGAACGATTGCGCGAAGCGCTGTCCGCCAACACAGCCAGGCGTCGCCGCGATGCAATGAACTCCGCAATGCAGGCACCAGCCGGTGCCATGCGCATCAGCGGTAAAACCAAAAGGAAGTGATATGAAGGGTTCATCCTGCAAGAGTGGCGGCAAAATGTACGGTAAGGCTTCTGGTCCCAAGCGCATGTCGGCGGCGAAAGCTGGCGGTGCTGCGAAGAAGGCTATGATGCCGAAGGGCGCCAAGACTGGCAGCGCCATGAAGATGAAGAGCGGCGGCATGGGTCGCTGATCATGGGCACGAAGGGCGACGACCTAACGTCGGATGAGCCTTACGTGCCCAATATGAGTCTTGATGACGCCGACGCGCTCATGCGTTACAGCAACTCACGTGGCCGGCAAGACTACGAACGGCGCATGCAAGGCAGAAAGCACATCTGGGTGAGACCTGATAGCAACGGCGGACAGGGCGACCAAAGCAGCTATGTCGGTGCAGCCGACACGAGCTTCCTTGAACGCATCGCTGAGATCGAGAAGAAACTCGACGCCGGCATCCCGCTCTCTGAAGCGGAAGCCGAGTACATGGTGTCACGTACGATTACGCGCATCTTGAAAACGTCCCGCCGGCCCACGCATGTGCTGAAGGCCATCGAGATGCTACAACAGGCGCGAGCCAAGAAGCTGGTCTCGAAGATGATTGAGGCGCAAATCTCCGAGCCTAAAGAACCTCCGCCTCCGCAACTGAATCTCCCATGAACATCCAAGCCATCCTTGCCAAGATCGTTGGTAGCTCGACCTGGTGGGTCAGCATCCTCCTGCCCATTCTGAAAGTGCTGCTCGAGAAGATCGGCATCATCATCCCGTGGGAAGTGGTGATGGCCGGCCAAGGCGCATACGGCGTGAAGGAAGCAGCCTCGAAGCTGCAGCCTGTCGTTGCTGCCAAGCTCGCCGAAGTCAAGAAGGCGGAGTGACTTGCGGCGGTGCCTTGCGCACCGTCATGCAAGTGTTGGTCAGACTGGGATTCAGCAAACGTGGCTCCCAGTCTCCTTCCGTTCCCCAGCGCCTAGCTGCCGCATCACAGGCGTCTAGCCGCGTCTCGAATGGGCCGTAAGCCTGGCTGTGGTAGACGATGATCCACACGTCAGGTGGACGCTGCCTTTGCTGCATTCTTCTTCCTCCAGATCTCCCTGAGCATCTCGATGTCCTGCTTGGCCTGCTCTGAGCCTACCCACGGAGGAATCGCGTTGCGTACCCTCGAGTTCCACTTTTCCCATTCGTCGCGCAATTCGTCATCGGAGCTGCGCGGAGGCTGACCCACTGTAACGCGCTGTGCTGCGTTCTGCGGGGACTTGGCGACCAGTTGGTTCCATTGGCCCAACAAGGTGGTCAACGACGCCCTAGCGGCCATCCAGGCGTCTTGGTGGTCAAGCATCAGCTCGGCCCTGCGCTTCACCTCGTCCATCGACGCAGCCTTGAGGAGCTTGTTGGCGCTCACCGCGTCCTTGGCTTGGATCAGGTACTCGGTCCCCCGTGCCTGCTTCCAGCGTGCCTTCCACCAGTCGAGAAATTCACGCTGGGTCGCCGCCGAGACTTTTGGCTCGGCCCCCTCGGGAGAGGATGGAGAGGGGGTGAGGGGAGAGGAGTTAATAGGGGGTGTGGGGGAAAGAAGAGGAGAGGGAGAGGGGGGAGGAAGGTCACGCGATGTCACGCGTGACACGGCGTGACAGGACTTCGCATCCTTGCTGCGCTTCTTCGACTGGCGCTGCCGAGCCTCCTCCTTCGCCTGGTTCTCCGCCTCCATGACCTGCGCCACGAACGGCGACACAAAGCCCTTGTCCGTCCGAGCCAAGATGCCCGTCACCTCGGCCCATGACGCATGAAAGTCAGTCGAGCATAATCGACCGTACAGCCGCTCAAAGTACAGCGGGTCGTCGGGGATGAAACCTTGCTCGAGCTGCCACATGACCAGCTCCATGAACAGACCGCGAGCCTCCATGCTCAACGATGCAACTTCAGGGTTGCGCCATAGTTGTGTGGTCATACTGCTCCATTTTGATTTTGCCATAAAACTATCTTGCGTGGGACTGGTCGGCAGTGTACGATTCGCGTCGTAAGAGTCAAGCCCCCATCCCTAGGAAGTGCGCAGTAGGCTCGCCCATGAAAAAGCGTTTCTCGAAAAAGGTCACCTCCGCCAAGACTGGTCGCACCCGCACCGTGAAGTACGGGCAGGCTGGTTCCGAGATTCGCCCTGGCACCCCCAAGGGCGATGCCTACTGCGCTCGATCCGCCAAGATCGGTGGGGACTGGAAGTCAGACCCCAACTCTCCCAACAACTTGTCGCGCAAGAAGTGGCGCTGCCGTGGCAGCAAGTCAATGCGCTGAAGTACCGTCAGCCAGGACTCTCTGTGTAGAGGGACTGGCAGAGAATCTTGGCCGGCGGCGATGAGTCGTCGGCCACCAGTCCAATGAGCAACAACACACAAATCTCTGACCTCGACCGTCGTGAACGCCTCCGCCAGTACATGCGCGAATATCGCCAGCGCATGAAGGAAGGCGGCAAGTGCGTGCAGTGCGCCAAGCCGGTGCACGATGACACACGCATGTGCGAGTACCACCTCAACAAAGCACGCGAGCGCAACCGCCGCTCGTACCGCTTCAACTCACTTGCTCGCTCGCAGCATGTGTCCGCCATCGTTGATCTGCTGGAAGAGCGCCGCAAGGCTACGCAGCAGTTCAATGAACAGGTAGACCAGATGCTCAGTGGCATCGCAGAGATTGATGGTCGCATGGCCGCGATGATCAACTCAATGTTCGAGCGTGCCCAGTCGCTACAGCAGACCATTCAAAAGTGACACGTGGCGTTCAAAGCACCCAAAGCTGCCGATCTCTCCGCGCTGCAAAAGCGCGTTGACGAAACCAGCGAGGATGTGCAGGTACGTGACAACTACCTGTACTCGGGGCTGTTTGATCGCAACTTCGGTGTCTACGGTGACAGCGCTCCCGCGCCTGAGTTCGTTCGCTCAGAGTCAGGCGTGTCGCTTGTGCGCACGCGCCTCTCGCGCCGTGAGTGGATCGAGCGCTACTTCCCCATTCGCGACAAGGCCGGCAAGATCCATCCACTGAAGCTCAACCGCGCACAGCGCCGGCTTGAGTCGTGGATCATGCAGATGGAGATGGCCGGCGTGCCGGTGCGCATCATCATCCTCAAAGCTCGCCAGATGGGCTTCTCCACGTACGTGCAGGCGTGCATGTTCGAGAAGCTCCTGCGCGAGAAGAACTTTCGCGGACTGATCATCGCCGACAACAAAGACCGCTCGAAGCTCCTGCTGCAAATCGCAGATACCGCTCGTACGTCCATGGTCAAGACGTACAACCCGCAGACCAACGAACCCGTGACATGGGACTTCAAGATGAAGTCCAAGGCAACCAGCTCACTTGTATGGACAGACCCGATCCGAGGCGAGATCCACGTAACGTCCGCAGAAACTCCAGAGCCAGGGCGGGGCGGAACGAGGACAATGGTGCATTTGTCAGAAACCGCGCACTGGCCCGACGCAGAACGAAAGCAAGCTGGTGTGATGGCTTCTTTGCCTACATTGCCAGGTACGTACGGATTCGACGAGTCCACCGCGAATGGCGACCAAGGGAAATTCCGTGACGACTTCTGGCGTGCGTGGAAGCAGCGCGATGTCAACCTGCTAGAGCGCAACGATCCGTGGCACGCGGTCTTCTTCGCCTGGTGGGAACACGACGAGTACCGCTGGACGCGCACGTACGGATCCAATCGCGAGATCCCCGCCAAGCTCCTCGAGCAAGTGAATGCATCGCTCGACGAAGAAGAACGCTGGCTTGTCAAGCAAACTTACATCCGCCGTTTCACTCCTGCTGACAAGTGGGTGAGCGTAGTAGTCAAGCAAGGGCGCAAGCTGGTGTTCAACGCAGACGGATCATTCACGATCAAGACCTGTGCACCTGAGAAGAAGTCCAAGCTCGTGCGCATGAACGTTGGCCTGCAAAGCGTTGGCATCGATCAACTGCTGTGGCGCCGGCAGAAGATCCAAGACAAAGAGATCGCCAACGATCTCGCGCTGTTCAACCAAGAGTATCCTTCGCGTCCACAGCTCGCGTTCATGTCAACTGGACGGCCTGTGTTCGACATCGAGAAGATCGACTACCTGCTCGCGAAAGCTCGCGACAATCAACCCAAGTTCGTCGGCAGCATGAGAGTGGAAGCTCAATGACATACAAACTTGACGGCCTCGATGATGCACTGCTCGGGTTCTCATGGGTTGGCCCCGAAGAACTTGTTGCTGTGTACAGCTACGAGAAGTGCATCGAAATCTTCATGACTCGAGATGGCATGACGTATGGAGATGCGATTGAATACATGGACTTCAACGTTGTGACGAACCGAGATCGCAAGTCAATGCCGCTCATGGTTCACACATCGCGCTATGTCTTTGGTGACGAAGACGCCGAATGAACTTCAAGTTCGAGCCTTACGCACGCGGAGGACTTCAGATCTGGAAAGATCCTGAAGAGGGCCGCAAGTATGTGTGCGCGTCCGACACCGCCGGCGGACTTGCTCGAGGTGACTTTGCTGTTGCAGTCGTGATCGAAGGCGAAACCTGCGAGATGGTCGCACGCTGGAAAGAGCGCGATGACCCGCACGTGTGGGGGCCGAAGTGCGCCTGGCTGTCGTGGTACTACAACGAAGCGCTGCTCGCGTTCGAGACCTATCCTTCAGCCCACGGCTACACCGCTTGCATGGAAGCCATCAACAAGGGCTACAAGAAGATCTACAAGCGACAGCGCCAGGACACGATTTCCAAACAAGTTTCCGAGGTGCTTGGCTGGCACACAAACAGCACAACCAAGCCTCTCCTGATCGACCGCATCAAGCGTGCGTTCGATGACAACTGTGTCATCTATGACGAGGAATTGCTGTACGAATTGCGCGATCAGCGCTGGAACGGCAAGGGCGAGATGGAGTCTCGCGGTCACGATGACATGGTAATTGCATATGGCATTGCACTCGCTGTCCGTGATCAGTCATGGACACGTGGCCTATTGCGTCCTGAGCCAGCAATGCCTAAGACGGAATCAGAACGCTACTGGGCGCGGTACGACCAACGTCAATCTGCGCCACGACCCAAGAGGCGTCTCTTCAATGGCAACTGACATGTTGAATGGCTGGGAGTTCGGAGTGTTGGTGATGACCGCGCTGATGTGCGCATTGCCTATTGTGGCAGTGTGCTGGTCACTTGTGCGCGTAAACCTACGCTTGGCAGAGCAGAATCGCGACCTCATGAAGGCGATGCTCGCGCTCTCAGAGAAGCCACAAGCCGCTTCGGTTGCTGGAGCTATGGAGATCACAGATCGAGAGAAGGTCTCGACTGAGCCGATTGCGCGAGCATACATGGCACGTCGCCCAGCAGGAGCGGGATGATCAATACCAACGAAGGTGACTTGATTCAGATGATCGACAAGCGTGTCGGTCTGCATGAATCACGTCTTGAAAGACTCGCACTCGAAGAGTCGTGGATCTCCAACGTCGCCTTCTGGTCAGGAAAGCAACGCTTCTTCTTCGAGCAGGGCAAGCTCTACGACGCTGCGCTCGATAACCCCGACGAAGCGATCCAGTACAAGATCAACCTCATTCGCTCACGCACTCTCGCTGCATGTGCGAAAGTGCTCGCGGTCAATGCGAAGTTCCGCGTTCGTCCGCCCACCGGCACTAGCCGCGACCGCGAACTAGCGCAGCTATCGGAGAAGGTCTTTGACCACGTCCGCGAAGTGACGGACTTCGATTGGCATCTCACGATGGCCACGTTGTGGAAGGCCGTGTGCGGCACTTCGTTCCTCAAGGTCCAATGGGATCCTTTCAAGGGCGAGCCGGATCGTTTCTATCTCAGCGATGCTCAAACCAAGCGCGTGATTCCTGAGCAGATGCTCACGAAGGCTATGCGCACAGAGAAAGACCAAGCAGGTCTATTCGAGGACTATGCATCAGGCGATATTAGCTTTAGCGTCCTGTCGCCGTTTGCCGCGTTCCAGGATAGCAGCAGCCGCGACGCGCAGATGATGGGGTGTCAGTGGTTCGCAGAGAAGCACTACGTCGACATCGACCGCATCGCGGAGAGATTCGATATCGACCCCAAAGACATCCAGCCGATGGAAGCAGACGCTGGTCTGCGCAACTACGAAGAAGCCATCGCGTTCATGTCGAACGGGTCTGGTCTGTCGCTCGTTGACTGGGCACAGCCGGAAGACAAGCGCGGCAAGCGCACGCAGTACGTTGAGCTTTGGCAGCGCCCCAGCAAGCAATACCCCAAGGGTATGCGCGTTGTGTACGCCGGTGGCCGCATCCTCAACTTGAATCGCGCTGGTGGTCTTGACAACCCCTACGCTGCTGACCGCACAGGCTGGGCGCACATCCCCTACGTCAAGGACGACTGGTGCCCTCACATGGGCCGGTTCTGGGGCGCGTCGCTGGTCGAGGACTTGATCGGACCGCAGTACTACTTGAACGCATCGCGCACGGTGATGATGCAGTTCATGGAGACGTTCGGTCTGCCCAACACCTACGTTGGCGATCAGTCCGGCATCGACACGAACAACATGCCTGTTGGCGGTGGCCGCATCTACCAAGTCAACGAGGTGTCCTCGTTCAAGGTGCAGCATGGTCCGCCGCCGCAGATCCCGCCGGATGTTGCGCGGTTCATGGACACGTGCGAAGCCGACCTCAACAAGGCCGCTGCGCAATCCGAGATCAACGCCGAAGGACTGCCTGGCCAGCTCCGTTCCGGCAGTGCAGTGCGTGCCATCAACGAAGAGCGCTTCATCACGCTAACCGTTCCAGGCAAGTCCACGCTGCGTACCGTTCGCGACGCCGGCAAGATCTCGCTTGCGCTCGGCAAGCTGTACTACGGCGAGAAGCGTTTGATGCGCTACCTCGGCGAAGACAACGAGTGGGTTGTGCAGGAGTTCAGCGGCGCTGATCTGCTCAACGACTTTGTTATCGTTGGCAATCCGTCGGTTGCAGACACCGTGGCCTCTGGACGCGAAGAGATGCTCGACGCCTTGCAGGCCGGTGCATTCAACCCGCAGTTCGACGATCAGACACGAGCGTTGATCTTGAAGGGCTTGCACTACAACACGAGCGACGAGTTCATCAAGCGCACACTACAAGCCGAGCGTAACCAAGAGCGCGAGATCCAAGAGATGATCAAGGATCCGCTGAAGTACGGCGACGAAGGCTATCCCGTCATGGAATGGGAAGACCACGTCAAGGAATCCGCCGTGCTCATCGCCTACATGTACACGCCAGAGTTCAAGCGACTCTCTGTACAGACGCAGGCGCTCATCACCGACCACTGGAAGAAGCATCAAATGTTCATCCAGCAAGCCCAGATGCAAGCCATGCAAATGGCTGAAGCAGTCAAAGGCACCCCAGGCCAAAAAGGCCAAGCGTCCCAACCTACTTTCTAAGTTATGACCGAAACAAACCCCATCAAACCCCGCAGCATGAAGCGTGAAGAACACGCTGACGCTGCATCCATTGGCGCACAGCTCAAGGAGCTGTCGTCGTCCCGCGCTGCTGTCGCTGAGAGCACGGCACGCCTAACGCCTCTGTTCCCCATCGATGGTGAGAACGAGATCGAGGCGTACAACGTCGAGGCGTTGCTCGAGAAGACGACCAAGGAGATCAAGGAGCGCACTGAAGCAGAGAAGGCCAAGGAGAACGAGATCTACATGTTCTTCGTCAAGTGCCGCGTTCCGCACCCTGAAGGCCAACCGTCGCATGGTGTGTACCTGAAGATCAACCCCAATCGTGGCGTGGTTGGGCCTAATGAGTGGAACTCGGCTTACAAGCCGAAGCACGAAGCTCCGTGGTACGAAGAGGTCGTGTGCCAAGTCTGCTTGCGCTACTACGGCCAGCGTACTCCGTTGCCGGTATCTATGATCGCCGGCAAGCCTGGCTCGTTCACGGTTGAGCCGCGTTGGCTGTGGCGTCGCCCTCGCGACACCAAGCGTGCCCAGATCGAAGGCGAGACACGTGCCAATGAACTTGCATCCCCCGTTCAGAACCAAGGCCGCAGCGAAGCCAGCGCTCGTGCAGCCGCAGCCGGATATGAGGTGATCCCGTGAGCGAACAACCGCAGCAACCCGCAGCTCCGATCAACTACGCACAAGACAATGCAGTCGTCCGCCTGAAGGTGGATGGCCGCGAAATGGACACGACAGTTGCCGACTTGCGCCGCAGCGCACAGATGGCATCTGCCGCAGAGAAACGTTTGCAGGAAGCGAACTCGCTGAAGCAGCAGCATGCCGGCGCTATCGAGTTCGCCCAGCAGATGGAAACTCTGATGAGAACCAACCCCGAAGCAGCTCTTGCAGAAGTACAGAGACGTGCGTCTCAACTGCACGGGCGCCCGATCGGGGCTGGACAAACCGATGCAAGTTTCGATGACTCCGATCTGGATCCTGTCACCAAGCAGACCAGATCAGATCTCATGCGAATCCAGAGCCAGCTCGCGGATCTCACAAAGTTCCGCGACGAGTTGACCACCAAGTCGCACATGGATCGCATCAAGTCCGTGGTTGGAGCAATGCCGCTATACCAAGGCAACGCGAAGGCACGGGAACAAGCGGAGGTTGTGGTCGCGGCTTACCAAATGGCTAACCCCAATAAGCCGCTGGAGGAGGTTGCTGCCGAGCTGCACGCGATGCAAGCCGACATGCTTTCCGACTTCATGTCTTCGCAACGTGACCAACGGGCTGCAAACACATCCCAACTAGCTGGTATCCCGCCTACAGCCGGCACCCCTGGCCTCACTAGCAACGCTCCTCAGAAGCCTTCCGCCAAGGAGCTACAGAGTGGACAGTGGCGCTCAGGCTTTAAGAACTTCGTGAGCCAGCTAAAGAACGGTGTGCAGTAGCTCACAACCAAACTAAGGACTGATCCATGTCTGTGACAGCCGACAACGGCGTAAAGTACGCATCAGGACAAGCGTACTACGACCATCTCCTAACTAACTACTTCCTTCAACTCCTGCCGGACGCCCGCAACAACTCGACTGTGCTCTTGAGCATGATCGACAAGCGTCCGACCCAAGCGGTCTCGGGCCGTTTCATCGTGTTCCCCGTGCGGCACGGTCGCTCGACCGGCCTCAACAACGTGGGCTACGGTGGCATCATCCCTGACCCTGGTTCGCAGAATGCCAAGACCTACTCGACCATCACCCGCAAGGGCATGGCGCGTATCGCTTTGGACGGCGACACCATCCGTCACGGTAAGACCAACGGTGGTGCCTATGCCGAAGCGATGCAGATCGAGATGGAAGGCATCGTGGACGACATCATGATCGACCGCGCTCGTCAGGTCCACAATGACGGCTCGGGTCGTGTCGCTGAAGTCAAGTCAATCTCTACCCCCAACATTACCCTCAGGGTGAACTCGTCGATTGAAGGCGCTGCGACCACTCGCGGTGCCGGCACGCTCGACAAGTACATCGAAGTGGGCATGCGCTTGGCTGCGTTTGACAACGCACCTAGCGGTACTTTGGGTGCGCAGGCCTTTGCCACAAGCACTTACCAAGTCTACGTGACCTCGGTCACGACCAGCGGAGCTGACGTGGTCATTCAAGTCAGCGCCACACCTGGTGGCTCGGCTTTGGCAATTTCCGGCGGAACGCTTGCTACGGGCCATTGGCTTGTGCGTTGCTCGTCCTCAACTGGCGCAGCGACGAACCGTGCCGACTCTGGCTACCGCAACGAGATGATGGGCATCGCTGGCGTGTTCAGCGACGCAAACGTCTTCGATGGCGTTGGCCTTAGCGGCTCGCAGCAGTCTGGCTCTGAAAGCGTTACGGACGTTGCTGCGAGCTTCCAAGGTCTTGCCTCGACGCAAGACTTCAACAAGGCAATCGTGCTCGACAACGGTGGCGCGGGTAACCGTCCGCTGACTGAAGAGCTGATGCAGCAGGCCATCTCGGACGCCGAAGAAATCAACAACGCCAATGTGGAGTTGCTGCTCTCGTCGTTCCCGACCTACAACTCGTACGTCAAGTTGCTGACGCCGGACAAGCGTTACAACAACACGCTCGAGTTGGCCGGTGGCCACAAGACGCTGACCTTCAACGGCATTGGCTGGGTGAAGGATCGCTTCTGCTACCAGAACCGCGTGTACTTCATGGCCTTGGACCAGTTCCACATCCTCGAGACTGCCCCGCTCCAGCCGTTGGTTGGCGGTGACGTCACGACGTGGGAGCGTCTCCAAGACCTCGACAAGTACTGGCGTGGCTGGACGTGGGAAGACAACATGATCGTGGAAGTCCGCAACCGCACGGGTGCAGTTCTGACCGAACTGGCATCCTGAAAGGAGGACGTCCATGACTTCAACCTTCAACCGAAATGCGGTTGCAAAAGGCGGCTATCGAGGATCTCTGCGAGAGTCTTGCAGAATCACGATGCCGGCTCATGCTCCGCAAGGACTTGTCAGGACGGCAACTTGGGACTCCCTGAAGTCTGTAGAGACAGCAGGGGTCGTTACTACGGCAACGATTAACCAGCCCATTCTGTTGAACTTGTCATTGGTGGCGCAATCAATTGCGTCTCCTCTTGGCAAGCGCATCGGAACGACTGCTAACTCTACGTGGTACATGGCCGTCCCGTCGACTGTTGACTTCACCGTCAGCAACAACTTAGACACGTTTAGCTACACCATTGAAGGAACCGATGCTTTCGGTGATCCTTTAACGGAAAACGGCGCTAAAACCGCAACAACCTCTGCTGTCTGCCGTTCGATGTTTGTGTTCTCCACGATCACTCGCATCACGGTTACTCCGACTGTTGCTACCGGCGGCACCTCGACGGCTACTTTGGCTGTTGGACGTGACATGCTTGCAGCTCCAGCAGGGCAGCGGTTCCACCTTCCGTTCAAATTGGACACTGCGAGTTATGTCGTAGGACTCCAAATGATGGAGGTGCCCGTTGGCTGGACTACAGATCTGTCAATGAGCCTGTCTCGTACCGTCTCTACGGCTACCACAACCATCACTTCAACAACTGTTGTTGATGGCGGTGCAAACCCGTGGGGTGCTGGCATTACCTTAGACTCCAGCTTCGTCGGCCAATATCTTTGGACCGCATCCGCTTACGGCATCATCACAGCCGTAAACGACGGAACAAAGACGATTACGGTCGGTGGTGGCTGGGTCTCTCGTGCTGACCCGAATACAACGGCTACGACTCCTTCCAACGGAACTACAGTGCAGGTGACTTACACGTACCAGAAAGTGGTGCGTGGCATCCAAGGTGATGCAAGTCAACCGCAAAACGCTGACACAGCAATTGCAAACAACAACGTGTATGCCGTGACACCTAATATCCTAGCTCGTACTGGGGTAGGGGCGTTCATTTCATCTCAGTTGTTTACAACTGCTGGTGTCGGAAATCCTGAAGCTCGTTGGATTATCGTTCCAGGCGGGTTCTTGGATAGATGAGAAAGCGCGTCGAACTACAGTCTGAAGTAGCTCGGCGCACCATTCGGTGGAGGCCGCAGGATCCCGTCTGGGCGCCTGTGGCCTCCCTCGAGCGTGCTCGCCGCGCACTCAGGGACTACGATCCTTGCCTGTCCATCTGGTGGTCGCCTGTGCGTAGGCACAACGACGAGCAGCCTGGGCGTTGGCGGGTCGTGCGATATTCATTCAACACCGGCGAATGGGATACGGTCTTCTATTGGGAGGGCGACAACGGGGAGTTCCTCGGCTCGTTCCACAAAGAGACCCTTCTTGCGCGGGTGCAGGCGTGTGACCTGACGAAGCAGGGCAAGAACCTGCAACAGGTCTCAGATGAGGTGGATCACCACAACGACCGCATCAAAGCCAAGCAGAAGTCTGAGGCTGCGGAGCGTGCGTGGCGTGTGGCCCACGAGAAGGCAGAGCATGCGACCGGCTTGAAGCGCACATACGCGACAAGCAAGGTTGACGCGCAGTAGCCTTTCTCGCTACAACACTAAGGGGGTACTATGAACGTCAGCCAATTCATCGCCGAGGTTCAGGATGTGCTCGATGATCCGAGCGCAGCAAAGTACCCCATTGCCTCCATCGTGCGACACGGTGACCGCCAACTGCGCGGCCTGTATCGCACGATGGTGGAGGCGAACAAGGAGTACTCCAACTTCACCATGTGTGTGGATGGTGCATCAGCGACCCAACTGATGACCAATGTGTGGGAGTATCGCCTGCCGACTTGGGTCATGGCGTGCTGCCGCGTGTATCGCCGCGATTCGGATCCGGCATCGACACCGACCTTCAGCCCGTACAAGTGGTCGCCGCTGGGTAGTGTGCGCCAGGGGATGGAGATCCCGAAGTGGGTGGCCAACGACCGTCTATCGCACTGGTCGTGGGAGGGCAACAACACCCTTCGGCTATGGAACCAGAGCACCGCTCAGGACTTGATCCTACGTGTTGCTGTCCGTCCGCCTAAGATGTTCAAGGGGCGCATCGCTACGGTGTCTGCGACCACGACCATCCTGTACCTGCCGGCGCCGATCTACGGCGAGGTAGAGCCGGAAGAGGGCGCGTACATCAACAGCGACTGGCAGGTCACCAGCACCTTTAACATCAACGCTACGCACTTCGGCGACGTGCGGCGCTGCATCTACAGCACGGCGACAGCCTTGGTGTCCGGCACTCGGCAGCACGAGCTGACGTTCGATTCCGCGTTCACCAACGCCCTTGCAGAAAATGACACGGTCGAGACGATGGTCATGCTGCCTGACCAGCACTGCCGCTATCTGGTGCTCCGCACCGCGCAGGCGTGCTTGCAGAAGAAGAACAACATCCCTGGCATGAGGGCTATCCAGCCTGAGCTTGCCGAGGAAGGATCAAAGTTCATGACGTACGCTGGTGGGCCACGAGATGCGCGTGGGCCGTCGGTGTATAAGCGAACCTTGCACAATCGCGGACCTTTCGACCCTGATCGCATCAACTACTGGTGGTACTGATGACTAGCTTCCGTGACAGCGCAGCAACGCGAGTGATGTATGTAGTTGCATCTGATGTGAACCCGTTTTGGCCTACAGGAGCAGCGCTCGGCGACGTAAAAAATGCATCACCGCTTGAGCGGTTTAGTGTCGGCGATACGCGCACAACACCATCGTCAAGTGTTCCGGCTGGATCCGTGTTTCAGCTTGGTAGCAATCGCAAGGCGGTCATTCACCGTATTTTCGTAGCTAGCGGAACCGCGACGTCAACCATTCAGCTCGTGTCTGCTCAAGACACAACCGAAGTGTTGACTCCCGCCTACTCAGCGGCAACCACTGGAACTGTGTACGACTTCTCGCCTGGTTTCATTGTGCAAGGCGGCTTTGCCGTCTTCATGGGGACAGCGAGTTCTACTGTTCACATCGTCTACAGTCTCCTCGAGAACTGATGTGGCAGCACAGAACTTTGATCGGCCTGAGTATCGTGAAGTCCGGCAGAAGGATCTGTCGGGCGGCGTCAATGACTACCTGAACGAAAACGTCATCAAGGACACGGAGACGCCGAATGCGCTCAACGTGGACTTTGATCGAGCTTCAGTAGACACCGCGCAAGGGTCCATCAAGTTCAACAACCAAACTGCGCCTTCTGCTGCAATTCGCACGAAGAGCCTAAAGGGACAGCAGCCGCTGACGGTATTGTCTGCCCCTCTGCAAAAGGTCATTGCGGGTTCACTCGATACGCGCAACATCGATGTGCCCATGCGCGGATACGGCTACTTGCCGTACACGCAAGAGACAGACATCGGCGGTGACTTCTTCGAGAACCGCACGAGTGCAGCGGTGACGACAGTCATTGCTAGCCAGTATCACTTCTATGCTCGGCGTGGTCGCAGCTTTGAATTCAATGTTAGCGTCCGCATCCCTGAGCACGAGAAGCTGTTTGACGTAGAGGTCAAGGGTGCTAACGCACCGGCTGTTCCAGCGCTTCCGATGATCCCGCCAAACGGGTTCGATGAAGCGCTCGACGAAACCTTTATCGTTCTCCAGAAGGGGGGTGATCGTCTAGCTCCGATGTCTTGGGCTTTAGGCATTACCAATATCGGTAATGGCTATGGCCTCAAGCTGGCGCAACAGCCGCGTCCCACAAACTACGCGCTGGTATTCATGTGGTACGACAACGCCCAGTGGGGTTGCGTCGATCCACAGAAGGTCAAGTACAACCTCACCTCTGGCCAAAACAACACTGGCGCTGCCACGCAGAACGCCACGATGGCGTATCGAGCGGTCGTCATTCACCGCTACGTTGAGCCTGGTAAGAGCTATCACATTGCTGTTCAGTTGTCGCGTGATAGTGGAACGCCAGCAGACTTGAACGGCACAACGCATACCGCCGGCACTTGGAACGCAGACGGCAAGTTTGCTGTCCATGTGACGGATGACTACGGCAACTTCACCAGCCATACCTACACGGACACAGCTCCTCCCTCACAGGTTGGTCTTGAGGTTTGCCGTGGGCCGTTGGACTCGCTGTCGTACTTGTGCCGCTACGGCATCCGCTTCAGTGGTCGCGACGCAATGTTCCTTGGCTTGGGCATGCGGTTCACGCCGTGGGACCATGCCGGATTCATTCCGTTTGGTCACGACTCCGCCTGTATGCGAAGCGGCGGTATGGCTTTGACGGATCGTTCTGCGCAGACATACGCCACCTTGCTGTCGACTCCGACAACTGGCTATGTCGGTGTTCAGCATACGTCTGGCAACTCGTACATTGATTTGCCAGCGGCTGATCCGTACATGCAGATCGGTACGGGTGTTGGAAGCCGCGATCCAATGGCTGTTGCGGATACGACAACGGCCAATCTGTATACCGTTTGGACTGGACTTCAGTACAACCTGAATGCACTGCGCGGCTACAGGCTAGTAACAGGTGCTTCGTATACGGGTGGATCCGGCGCTCGTCTTACGATCTTGGATGCAACAGCACTTGGGCAGGTCAACATCCTTGATGGAGCTGACACATCCAAGTTTGGAAACTTTGGTGGTTCCGGCGCCCCCAACACCTGTGCTGTTCAATGTTTCCGCTGGAACCAGCGTGATCTAGATATCGGCAATGTGCGCATCTACAGCACGCTGCGCGACTACACCAGCATTACGACGCTCAACGGGATTGCCGTATACACAGACGTGGTGACACGCACGCGACGGAGTCTTGGCATGAGCCTAGACCTTCGCGACGATCTCGAACCGAACGTTGCGAACTTGATTGCCTATTGGCCGTGTGACGACTCAGGCGGCGCAGTGCTGCACGAGAAAGTCATTGGCGGGTTGCGGCACGGATTCCTGTGCCCGATGCAAAACGCTATTGTCCCGTCTGGCCAGCGTGGATCAAACATGCTATTCATGTCCGGCGAGGGCGAAGCAATGGTGCTCGACCTGTCGGAGAACGAGACGTTCAAAACTCAGATCCGGCGCATGCTAACGCAGCCTGATCAAGGGTTTGGCTTCGAGGTTAGCCTTGTCGAGACTGAGGCGTTCTACGGGGTCTACACCCGAGAGGCTGCATCTCAGTTCTCTGATGACAGCACTTTGACGTCTGCCATCTTCATGCGCCCAGTCGGTACACCTGACTTGGTGCAATGGGATGTCAAGGACAGCGACACTGGTCGCACATCTCGGCCTCGTCAACTGTTGACGTTGAGCCATCGCGCTGTGCTGCCAGAGAACAGCAATACGCCATGTGAGTTTGCTCAAGGCTTTGGCGTAGAAGTCGCGTCATTCTCTGACAGCCAAGACTACAACCCGTCGCAGCCACACGCGCTCGCTCCTTGGTATCTGCCGTTCAGCGTGGGAAACTTGGCAATGACCAACCGCTACGACAAGTACGCTGGTTGGGTTGGTAAGCGCATCACGATCCAGGTTGGCATTCAGAACTACAATGCCACTGCGGACACGTACGATGTGTACATCGCACTGTCGCCCAAGTCGACGATCAAGCCGGTCTCAGGTGATCCTGACGATGTTGAGTTCTCGTACTGGACTGACACGGAGGCCAACAGTTCTGGTGGCACTTACAACGTGCAGTTCTTGGATGGTCCGCAGATGCGGATCTCAAAGAAAGATCTTGAGCGCACAGTCCTGACCGTTGGCGGTCGATGGGATTGCAAGCCCAAGCCTAGCGCAACCAAAGCACTAGGCATTCACGAGATCAGTGCTCGTTTGCTCGTAGATGAAGTTCGCTGGTTTGCTACGACTCCTGCTGGCGCATTGTCATCTGTTACCGGCCAAGCAATCACGGCTCGCAATGGAAAGCTCCAAGGGGTCAACTGCCTGCCACAGCGGTTGCTTACCGATGAGGATCTGCGCGGCTCGTTAGGGTCCGGCGCTTCTACCGTCACGGTCACGCAAGGAACTCGAATCGTCAATGTGACGTCCAGCTCTGTGGCCAATGGCTCGACTGCAGCGTCTAGCCAGCAAAGCGTGCTTGGCAGCTACCTGTACGTAGATGGCGACACCCGTCCTGTGAGCGTCGAAGAGACAATCGCAGAACCACTCAGCGACTTCTATTACATTGACGCGGTTAACGCGAGCGGGTCTGAACTGACAATCGCTACTGCTTACCGTGGAAGCGGTAAGACACGCGCCGCTGCCGGTGCCTTCCGAGTTGTCGGATACACCGCGTTTGAGGATGACATCCAAGACAGCCGTCTATACATCGGCAAGGGCAAGGGCTACGACCCGTCAGTTACGACCCTTGATGATGTTCAGCTAACGCAGGATCTGTGGGCTAACCGTGCAGTGGTTGGTGGGTATTGGAAACTGCGTATCTACAGCCCGTTCTCGATTGTCTCCAGTGAAGACGTCGCTCCGTCGTGGGTGCGTGGCGTAGTCAACGAGCGGCGCTTTGTGGATGACGGCGTGCTGGGATTGTATGGGTTCAACGAGCGCATCTACGCAGGTGTGCGCGGAAGCCTGTATGAAGTTGATGATCGCTGGCGGCAGGATGGCCCGAGTGAAGAACTGAGCACGTGCTTGGAGTTCAGGGCCAAGGATCTGTATGGCCGAGCTAGGCAGCCGCTGCAATCTGACCGCGTTGAGTTTGACCAAGTTCGGTCTGAGACGTTCCAAGTTTCCTCGACCGATGCATACGCTACGGTTTGGGATTACTGGGCCAACCTCAACGGTATCAACGAATACCAAGGTGTCATGTGGTGCGGCCACAAGTCGTACCCCTTGGACAGTGGCGCATGGCGCAGCGTAGTTAGCTCAACGGCTGCTGCGACCACATACGGAACCACGACTGTTCAAGACACAACTCCATGGTCGCTTGCAGGCGTGTCGCCAGGCATGTGGGTGCAGGCAGGAACCGTCTACGGTCAGGTTGTTTCAACCTCTGGATCGACGATCACTGTCTCTGGTTGGGTCAGCGTACCGCAGATTACCAGCACTACGGTGTCAAGTACTCTTGGCCAAGCGGTTACTCCGACAGCGGGAACTCAAGCTGTGGTGTTTGTGCCAGGGCACAAGACGCAGTTCCAAGTGCGCTACAACCAAGGTCTGCCGCAGATTGCGTTTGGCAGTACTGGACAGGTCAGTGCGGGAGTGCGCCCTGAAAAAGGTCTATTCGTTGCAACCGCAGACATCGTTGTGTCTACGGACGAATGGCACCACGTGCGCTGGGTAGCGCCGACAATCACAAGCGGTAGTCAGTATCTGAAAGTGCCGCTGTGCTATGTCAACGGCAAGAAGGTTCCAGTCCGTGTCAACGCATCGGAGTTAAGTGCGCCGGCAGGTGCATGGATCAGTACAGCGAACCTTGTCTCGCTTGCCGGTAACTCGGCTCAGAACTCGACGATGGCGATTGGCGCTCTTCGCGACTCGTACTCGGTAGCCGATCCATCGCAGTCGAGCTTCTCTTCTAGCCTGAAGGTTGTTCAGCCGGCACGCTACACAGGTTGGGTTCACAGCCTAGATGGAACGCTTGGCCGTTCGACTATCTACCGCAAGCCGTGGACTGGAACGGACTACTCGAACTTCGATCCGTACAGCGTCACATACCAAGACCCTGGTAGCTCAACTTCGTTCTTGATCTTCGACATTGATCAAGGCGTCGGACATAAGGTTCGTAACGAAGCAGCTCAAAGCTATGGCATCATCTACAGCCATCCGTTCATCTCGCTGACACATTCGACTGGCGACTATTCCAACCAGTGGACGTTCGCTGAAAACGGATCCCAAGTCTACGCCACTAACGGCGGTCGTCCTGTTGTCGTCATCGACACCGACAAGAAGAAGACGCCATATGCCCTTGAGTCTGGAGTCCCTGCTCCTAACGTAGAGCTGGACTTTACGACAACACGCTTCCCGCTGTTTGCATACAGCAGCCAAACGCCGACAGAGCAGAAGGATCCTCTGCCTGCCGGCAAGGACGTGTTCATCGTCAACAACATCGGCAACTCGTATCTAGAGCAAAACCTAGGTACAGCGATGACGTGGTCATCCGGCTCGTTCTTCTACTTCAAAGCGCTGTGGACGCCCAAGGAGACGTCTGGCCGCATCAACCTGTTCCGGCGTGGTAGCGATGCCAACAACGGAGGACCGTTCATCGAGTGCGTCGATGGCAAGCTGCGCTACGGTTGGTACGACCTAGCCCAGAAAGATGAGGTCTACATCGAGACCTCGGATGCGGTCGTCACGCCTGGTCGCCTGCACTACATCCACATTCGCCACCGCTATCCAGCGAAGGATGTAATGTGGGGCAACTGGCGCAATGCATACTTTGCCAATGGCCACTACCGTAGGTTCACTGGGGCCGCTGGTATTGGCGCTGCGGCTGTTGCTGTTGGCGATACCTTGTATGGATGGAATGGCGCAAACCAAGGCCAGTACCGCGTTGTCAAGATTAGCGGATCTACGGCTGCTGGCGGATTCTTGGTGATTGAAGCCGTACGCATCAACATCACAGAGCCTAACCTCCTTACCTCGGCAGGTTCGCAACTAAGGACAGCAGCCGGTGGTGGTGGAGATTTGGTGATGGAGCATACGGTAGCTCGGCCATTCACCTCTGTGCGGCCCATGCCCGACATGTTTGTCGTGCAATCGTTCAGCAATACACGGGCAAGCACAACGAACCCGTACCCGCGTGATCCGCTAGAAGTCACGCACGCCGATAACTACCAGTGGAACCAAACCGTCTACGGTGCTCGCACCGCAACTACGGATGCTGAAGAACGCACCTACCTTTCGTTGACAACAAACGATGGGTTGACTACGGCTGGATCGACATTCAAAGCAACTGGGCTTGTCAGCGTACCGTGGCTGACATACTCCACGATTGCCGCCACGAATGAGATTGAGGTCAACGTATCTAGCATCCAGGAGTTTGGGTGCTTCCATTGGTTGCAGGCAGTGGGCTGCGTGTTTGAGTTCTTAGACGACTCGTCTACGACAGCAGCATTGCGCGGCAAGCAGTACATCATCACTGAGGTCAAGGACAGCGGAGCGGCTGCGGCAGATCGCCTTAAGCAGATTGAGGTTGTCAACCTAGATGGAACCACACCATCGTTTGCCGCTGGTAGCGGCTACGGCGGTGTGTTCACGGGACGAACGCTGGTCAAGAGTTCTGGCTTTGACACCAGCGATGGTCCAGACATCACGCAAACTAAGATTGAGTTGTTTGGCAACAGCGAACAGACAACCTTCCAGCCATTCAATGGAAAGGTGCATTCGTTCGGGTATGGAGTTGATGCTGTAGCTTCGGCTACCGATCTAGCTCAAACGTTTGAAACGTTCGATACATCGCTAGATACTGTCTACGCAACACGTGCATCTAATGACGGCGTGTTCACGGGTATGGACAGATTCCAAAGCCCGTACAACTTCAATGGTGCCGGCATCGTTGGAACCTTGCAGTACGAGGCCAGCGCCCAGTACATCCAAGTCAACGGAGCTACATGGCTTGTTCCGACAACGTTTGTCACAATCCAGCCGAACACACAGCTTGAGGTCAACAACACATCGACTGTGACCAGCACAGGCGGTATTGAGTCCAAGTGCACGTGGCGCTACTTGCAGTCAGCGCAGAAGTGGCTCGGCAAGCGCTTCGTTGCGGTTGGCTTCTATGATCCCGTTCAAGGCATTGCTGGTAACCCTGGCCCCGTGCTTGAGGTTAGCCCTGCTGGTAATGACGTAGCCAATGATGCTGGTCCCGTTGCAATCAACCTGACCAACATCCCTACTGGCCCTGATGGCTGCGAAGTGTGGATCTATGCATCAGTCGCCGACGGCAACGCAGCGACCATGTATCGTGTGGCACGGTTGGTCAATGGAACGGCTACCTACCAAGTGTCGTTCCCTGAAGACCAGATTGTGTCTGGTCCGCCGGCTGAGTTCGTAAACGACCGTCCGCCTCGCTGTGAGATCGTTGCTTCGTCCAAGGGGTCAATGATCTATGCAGCGCTGCAAAGCCAGCCAGATGGCGTTGCGCCGTCACGGCCTGTGTCGCCTGGGCAGGTTGACTTCAGCAAGTTCTTCCGCATTCAGGGCGGCAGCGGAGACAAGATCACCGGCGCCATTGAATTCGATGGACTGCTGGTAGTTGCAAAGCGTCGGCTGATTGCCAGCGTGGAGTTCGTTGGCGGCAACTTCGCGGTGCCACAAATCGTTTCGTCTGGCGTTGGCTGCGTATCGCACAGCACGCTAATCGCGAAGGACAACACCCTATTGTTCCTTTCCGACCGTGGCTTGCAGGCGACTATGCGTCGAGGTGTAACGAACCTCAATAGCCCTGAGTACATCGGCGACAACATCAGTACATTCGTGCAGTTCTCTGTGGACCGCCGGTACATGGACACTGCGTACGCCACGATGAATCGCAAGCGCAGCCAGTACACCTGCGTTGTGCGCACCATCGATGAGGACAAGCAGAACTATCGGTTCACCTGTGATCTCACGCAGGAAGGGCCGGTGTACAGCCTGTACCGCTTGCCGAACCTGACGTCTGTTGCTTCGGTGCGGACCAAGGACGGACAAGACGAGGTGCTAGTTGGCGGGACGGAAGAAGGCTTTGTGGTCTGGCTTGACAGAGCAGACACAACCGCCGGATTGATGGGGCAGGACATCGTTGTCTTTGGCCAGCCGACGCTGACCAACTTCAATCCGAGCACCGCCTCTGCCATGTCTCTCAGCCCTGGTGCTTACTCGAACCAGACTGACTACGCCCTTGAAGGCATGCGTGGCGTAACAGCTACGTACCTTGATGCCGAAGGTGTGTTGCGGGAAGCGGTGGTCCTGTACTCCTCGTACTACTGGATCCAGTTTGAAAGCGCACTTGAGGCTGCAATCCCTGACAGCGCTACGGTCGCATTCGGCGTGCAAAAGGTGCACTACGAAACGCCGTGGATGGACATGGGCAATGCCGAGCGGCGCAAGCTCCTGTGCTACCTGAACCTTGTGTTTGGCCGTGAACAGGCCGGCGAGGTTGTGGTGCGCGTGTACACAGATTGGGACTCCACAAACGTCAAGGCTGAATCGACACTTGACCTGACAAACGCAGAGCAAGAAGTTAGCCTAGGGGCAGTGGAGGGCAACTGGTTCAAGATGACGCTGGACTCAGTAGACGTAAGCCCAGGCTTGCGGTTCACGTTGTCTAGCATCGTGTGGCGTCTGGACGATACGGATCAGGTGTAACTATGGACTTGTTCGGTCAAAAGCAAAGCGGCGGATTCTCTCCCGAAGAGCTTAAGCAGCTTGAGCAGATCCTTGGGGTTGCTCAAGGCGGCGACGTTGGCTTTGGCGGCGGAAGCCTGCTGCAAGGCTTGATGCAGAAGATGAAGGCCAAACAGGACAACTCCCTACTCAACCAAGCCAAAGCTAGTGCTGGTGAGCAGTACGGTTTTGACGTGGGTGCTGCTGGCATCTATGGCGTGCCGGATGCGATGCCTAAGGGGTTGGCGCTTGGTAAGTACGGATTGCCGGCGGTGTATGGCTACATCACGCAGGGATCGCAGCAGGCTCAAGGTTCGTTGATGGATGCATACCGTTCGGCGTATGCACAACGCGCTGCCGGCATCGCTGGTTCGTACGGCTTGCAGATGGACCAGCTTGCCTCCGACATGGCAGGTCAGGGACTGAGCGCCGACCTCGTGCGTCGTATGCGTGCTGGGCAGCAAGGCGCCACGCTTCAGCAACTGGGTGAAGCCCAAGGCCAAGCAGCGAACGAGTACTACACAACGCTGGCTCAATTGCAGAAGGGCACGGGCACCGAGCTTGCAGCCGCAAAGCAGGCAGAGATCGAGCAACTCTTGGCTCCGCACATTGCCAAGATCTCCGGCGATGCTGCTATCAAAGCAGGAAAGGCGCAGGGCAAAGGCTCCTTGCTTGGTGGCCTTGTCGGTGGAATTGGTCAAATCGCAGGTGCATCCATCCTCGCAGGAGTTTGAGGTAACCAATGGTTGAGTTTCAGTTCTACCGTCCGCAAGCCAACGCACTCGAACAGCTCTGGTCTCAGTACGCGCAAGCGCGAGGCCAGCAAGGAGGTGCGTTTGAGCGAGGCTTTACGCCTGGCATGATGGCTGGGTTTGAAGGGATCGCCAAGGGTTTGACAGGGAAGGCTGAGATTCAAGCTCGGGCAACAGAGCGCGAAGAAGACCGCAATTTCCAGCGCGGCCTGATTGCCGAGAAGAATGCTGCTGAAGAAAACCAACGCAAGCAGCTTGCCGCTGACAACGTAAATCAGGCAATTCAGGTGTTCAGCGCCGCTGGTGAAAATCCGCATGATGCGTATATGCGCGGCACGTACGCCAAAACACCTCAGCAAGCTGCGGCGGTCATTGCTACGGAGCGTGCGACCACAGAACAGAATGCAAAACAGGCCGCAGCGGAGGCAGAGGCTGCTCGAGTAAAGACACAGACTCAAAGAGCAGATGCGATGGCAACTACTCTGCAAGCTAATCCATATGTAGACCAACTTGAAGTATCTAGGAACTTAGAGCTGGTACATAGTGGAGATCCAGATCAAAGGCTGAAAGGCATGGAAGGCTTGTATGCAGTGACGCAGCAAGGCAACCAGTTTTCAGAGACAGTAAAGGATATTGAATATTTCCTTGGGATGCCTGATGCAGCTACCTCGGCGGCAATGGGCAAGCCAATTATTCGCCCAGGGCAAGAAGATGCGTTCAACGAACAGCGTGCGGTACTGATTGGCGCACAAGCGGTCTTGTCCAATCCCAAGAAATGGGGGGCTATGCCGCCTGCCGAACGCCAGCGTATTGTGTCCAGTGCACGCGATGCTCTCGACAAGATGGTGATGATGACGGCTGGCAATCCACGCCAAGACCCGAAGATGCGCCAGAAATACATGGAGGCTGGCTATGGCCCAGTTATGGAGCTGGGAGATCAAAAGGCCACGGTCGTATTCCACCAAGGCGCTGTTGCTGGAGTTACCCCTCAACAGCGTGTTGCCATTGAAAGGCTAGTGAACGAGGAACTTAGCCGTGACGTGCTCTTTCGCAGCTTGTTGCGCGACCAAGGATATGACAACGCTCAAATCCAAGCAGCGTTGATGTCAGACAATGTAGACGCAATGATGGCATCTCTTGGTACTCAGACACCGACAGGGGGAGACGTTCGCACGCTGTACTCTGAAGCGTATGCCCGTGTAACTAAATCCGTTCTTGATCGCTTTGAAATCAAGTCGATTGATTTCATCCCGCCCGAAGGCTACTCCGTAGTCCAGTCCATGACGCCGCAGCAGCAAGGCGAAGTGGCTAGGACTGTTCAATCATTCGCCAACGATGTCCGCCAGAAGATGGGCCGCGAGGCAACTGAGCGGGAGATTGCCGATCACCTAGCGTCTAAGAACATCTTGGACCTTCGATTCGTGGCGAGCGGTGATTACGGTCAAGCCGCTTCTCAAGGCAAGGGGATTGACGCAACGAAGCTGCCAGGCTTCCCCAAGTACGACACAACCAAAGACCGTAAAGCTGGCGCTGAGAAAACATCGCAGCTCCCGCCTGAGTACAAGACTGCACGAGACCTTGAGAAGGAACGTCTCGCTACATCGCCGGCGCCTAAAGAACTAGGCGACTCCGCGAAGAAGGTTCTTGCCGATGCAGAGCAGCAGGTCAAGGAGTACCAAGACTTGTTGGGCCGCAAGAATCTCAACGACAAACAAAAGAAGCGCATCAAGGAACTGGAAGCCAAGATGCCGTCGCTGTTTAAGGCGATCAAAGATCCACAAGCTGTAGTCAAGGAACGAGCGCAGGCTCAAAGCGGAGTGGCCGCTGGACCTGAGCTACCTCGAGCGTCGATTGCTCCGCCTGGTGTCAACATGAAGGCTGGCATTCGAGATCCATTGGCAGGCATGTCTGAAGCAGAGCGCCGCACATACCTTGACAATGCTTTTGGCATTGATCGTCGGAAGAATCAGAAGTACACGCTTCTGGATGTGGCAACGACTGCTGCGCCAAAGCCTGGGCAGACGCTGTCGGCAGTTGACTTGCTGCAACGCATGGCCAAGGGCACGCCAACTGGGCCGACATCAGGCCCGTCGATGATTGGTCCTCCTGCTCCTGCGGGAGCTGCTGCTCCTGCTCCGACCTACAACCCGCTTCAGTTGCCTGGGTCCAATGTGATCTATGCGCCTGCTGGTAGACCGCCCGTGATCAATGTGCCGCCTGGTGGATTTAGGATCCGATAAGACATGGATGGCCAAAAAGGAATTCTCGGTCAAGCGTACGAAGCAAACCTTCGCGCTCGTGGCGTAGTCAGTGAGCCTAGTGACACTGCGTCTACGTATCTACGCAACGTCGGTATTGACCCGAAGGTTGACACGAGAACTCCAGCCGAGAAGTTTCTGGCTGGCCTTGACTACTACATCCCGCCTACGCAGGTAAATGCTCCGCCTCCGCCTGGCTCCAATCCGGCTGCGATGACGGGTGAAAACCCGACGTTCTGGGAATACGCGGCAGGCATTGGTGATGCGCTGGTGTCGAGCGCAGCTAGCAGCACCGACCAGATCCAAGAAGCCCTCTTTAAGTATGCGCACGACTTCATGCTCAACCGCAACATTCCGTTGTGGGACCGCGATGACAAGTATCGCGCAGAGATCGATGGCCTTGCAGCGGCTAAGTACGGCGGAGACAAGAACAAGGCCCAGCAAGAAGCATGGGACTTGTTCGGTCGTAAGAAGTTCGAGGAGACTCGTGCTCGTTTCTCTGCTCTAGGTGTTACGGCTACTGCCTTTGACTTTGCCACAGGCGCTCAAACACATAAAGCCGTAAATGACGGATTGAAGTACGCTATGGAGACGACGTCAAAACGTCTCCAGAATCGCTCGCCTGTTGTACAAGAGTTCTGGGTTACTCACCTCGCCGGCACTGTTGGTGGTACATCTCCGTACTTGGCGCTTGCTGTTATTCCTGGTGGCTACGGAGTAGCACTCAGTTCAGGCGGAGCGATGCTTGCGCAATCGAACGAGGCATATACACAGGCCCGTCAAAAGGGCGCCAGTTTTGAAGATGCACTTGGTGGCGGTGTAATTGCCGCTGGGCCAGCAGCGTTTAGCGGCGTTGTCAGCAAGTATTTGATTGGAGACAAGATTGGCGAGACCCTTGCCACTTTCCTAGGTCGCTGGAACAAGGTGTCTGGCGGCAAACTTGAGAAGATGATGGACTCGCTGAACAGCCACGTTGCTGGACGGCTTGCCACTGCTGGCGCGGCTGAAGGTTTCCAAGAACTAGTCGAGCAGCTCTTCGTCAAGTTTGGCGTTGCTTACGCCACCGACCAAGAACTGCTTGAGCTTGAAGGGCTGGCCAAGGAACTGGCTAGCGCCGGCAGAGGCGGAGCAGAAGCTGGTGTGTTCTTCCGTGCATTGACAGAGGCTATCACCAAGGGCCGTGCACGTGGAGATAAAGATTTGTCGCCGAAGGTTGGCGATGAGCCGGTCTTTGACGAAGAGACTGGCGAGATGCGTTCGCTCACGAAGCTCACGCCTGAACAAGCAGCTAGGATCTCGGGTTCAATCCCGACGTCTCTGGCCGGCGGCATCGAGCCTGAGCCGCAGCGTTACATCGATGCGCAGTTCTCTGCGATGATGAACCCTGACACCAAGAAGGACGCTGTGTTCGTTGCGGAGAACAGTCCGCAGCCGACAAGCACCTTGGTCTCAGCCGCTGCTGGACTACAAGCGGTCAAGATTCGCGGCAAGGAAGCTGGCGTCAACGGCGTTGTATACACGCAGAATCCGACGATTGCGGATGCGCTGCGGCAGATGTCCGCCACGGAAGAAGGCGTGACCCAGGCTGCTCTTGACCAAGTCCTGTACAGCATGGGCAAGGGCAAGCCGACAAGCCCCGATGCTGTGGTCGTGCAGCGCAAGGACGGTGAAGGCAACGTCATTCTGTCGCGTGCTACTGACATCGCTGACCTTGCGGCGGTGACGGCTGAGTTTGAGCGGCAGATCCCATCTGGCACGACGGCAGTTGTCTCAGTGGCTGAAGAGCTGACGCAGCGCATCAATGCACGCAAGCCTGACGTCAAGCAGCAGACGATTGCTGACAAGTACTTTGACCAAGCGCTGAACGAGAGAGCTTTGCCTCGTGACGTGCCGGTCAATGAACTGGCCGCGATCATCGCAGCCGAAGAGAAGATCGACATCGGCATCGCTACGGCGGTGGCGCGTAATGTGCGCGGTCGCTTGGATCAAGGTACGCCGGTTGAACCGCAGTACACCAAGATCGTCACGGTTGTTCCGACGGATCCGAACACGTGGCCGAAAGATGTTGCCAGCCAAGAGCAGGCGACTGAGCTTCTTCGTTCGCAGCAGAGAGACTACCTAGATCAGTACTCTGCCTACCAAGCAGCCAGTGGCCTGACGCCTGAAGAGACCGCGCAGCAGCGGCTAGAGGGAGTCGTCGGTGGGCCAGAGGCTGAGGCCCAACGGACAGCACGCACGAAAGAGATTAAGACAGCGGCAAAGGCAAGCGCCGAGAGAGCGCGTAAAGACTCTGATCGTGCTGTTGGTGAATCATATCGTAAGTACCAAGACGAGCTGCGCGAGGCAGATCTCCGTACCCAAGCAAAAGTTCTTGCTCTTGAAAAGTCACCCGATGCGACCGAGCGCGATGTAGCTCTTGCATACAGGGAGCTAACTGAACAATACAAGCTGTCCCCTCAAGACCGCGAGGCAGAACAGAAGAGACAAGAAGAAGACTACCAGGGTTTGCTTGGCAAGCTGCGAGCTGCTGAAGCTGAAGCTGAGAAGGCAACCGAAGGTGCCGCGAAGGAGCAGGAAACTAAGGCTCTAGAAGAGTACATGCGGCAGCA